GGCGTCGCTGCGCAAGGTGAAGGATGGCGAGGGCCGCCCGATCTTCGTGCCGGGCTATGACCAGGGCAATCCGCAAGGCGCGCCCGACCGCCTGCTCAATCGCGGCCTGGAAATCAATCAGCACATGCCCGCACCGGCGCCGGGTGCCAAGTCGATCGCGTTCGGTGACTTCAAGTACTACAAGATCCGCGACGTCATGGCCTTCACCATGTTCCGTTTCACGGACTCGGTGTACACGCGGCGCGGCCAGGTCGGCTTCCTGGCCTGGATGCGCACCGGTGGCGCGCTGCTGGATCAGGGCGATGCCGTGAAGCTGTTCCAGCACGGCGCGGCCGCCTAAGCCGGCTCGCATTGGCGGGCACTTCGCTGCCCGCCTTTCCTCAACATCGGAGTTTTCCTCATGGCTAAGAAGAACCAGACCACTGCCGCCGCTGCGGACTCTGTTGCAGAAACCGCTGCGGTCGCGACGACCGAGACCACCGTGGCGACCGCGCCGACGGCTGTCGCGTTTCCCGGCCAGGTGCAGCCAACGGACGACATTGGCGTCCAGGTCACCTCAGAAGAGCGTGCCGCGCTCGGCGATGCCGGCGTGGCGTCCGAAGCAGCGCCGGCGCTGGGCACGCAGCAAACAGTGATTGCCGCCACCCCGGAGGGCGCGCCGGGCGCCGATCGCGCAGAAGTTGCCATCGTGACGTTGCCCGGCGATGGCGACAGCACCATCACCGATGGCGCGCTGCTCGCCGGCCCCCGCGAAGGCGGTGAGTCCACGCGGGCGCTGGTCCTGCGTGATAGTCCGTATGGCAAGTGCGGCCAGGTAAGGCCCTTTGATGCGGCGCTTGTCGCAGGCCTGGAGCAGGCCGGTTTTATCGACAGCCATCCGGCTGCGGTCCAATCGGCCGAGGGCTGAAACATGCTGCGTCTCGTCGCCGCCGCGTCCTCTGAACCGGTGACGTTGGTTCAGGCAAAACAGCATCTGCGGGAAATCAGCACCGCGCGTGACGAGCTGATCGCCTTGTGGATCACAGCGGCACGCGAAGAAGTGGAATTGCAGACTGGCTACGCATTGGCCGATGCCACGTGGGAATGGACGCCGGTGGGTGAGCGCACCGCCCCGCTGCCGGTGTGGCCGGGCACGGTGACCAGCGCGGCAGGGACGGTGCCCATCGTCTTCCAGGCAACGCCAGGCCCCGTGCCCGCCGCGCTGCGGGCCGCAATCCTGTTGCGCCTGGACGATCTAAGCGCCCACAGCTCGGCGGGCTCCACGGAGCCGCTTAGCGAGAACCCAGCAATGCAGAGCCTGATGTGGCCGTTCCGGCGGGTGTTGCCATGATCGCGTCCGAACTCACGTCTGTTGTGCTGGTGCAGCGGCAGGCGGCCGGTACGGACCCGGAAGGGCAGCCGCAGATGGGATGGGAAGATGTCGGCCAGTTATGGGCGGGCATCGCCAATGAAACCGGCCTGGGTGCGATCCGCTCCAGCGTTGCGGCGGGGCTTCCGGCGTCCATCGCTCGCTACAGCTTCCTGGTGCGCTTTGCCGATGCTGCTGCGCTGGCAGTCGATGCAGGCATGCGCATCGTGCATGACGGCCTGGTGTTCGAGGTTAAGGGATTGATCCGCGACCTCAAGGACCGTGATCGCGCCTACCTGCTGACCGAACAAGGGGGCAACAGTGGCTAATCGCGTGGATCTGAGCGAGGTGCTGCAGGGCCTGGAAAACCTCAAAGACATCCAGACCAAGGTCGCTCGCTCGATGGCGGTGGCCGGCGGCAAGATCGTGCGCGATGAGGCCAAGCTCCGCGCGCCGGTGGAAACCGGAACGCTGCGAGGCGCGATCTATCTGGCCTACCGTGAGGGCAAATCTACCGACACGACCGTGGTGTACGCGGTGACGTGGAACAGCCGCAAGGCACCGCACGGCCACCTGCAGGAGTTCGGGCACTGGGCCGTGCAAGGCGGCAAGCGCGGCAAAGGCGGCACCGAAACCAGTTGGGTGCCGGCCAAACCATTCCTGCGTCCGGCGTTCGAGGCATCACTGGCGCGCATGTCCCAAGCCATGATGGAACGCGGGCGTGAGCGCCTGGCCGAGCTGCTGCGTGACATGTACACCCCGAGAGACGAGGAGTTCGTGTGAGCTTCGAATCTGATTTCCGCGCGCTTCTGACGGACCTGGTCGGCGCACGGGTCTATCCCGATGTGCCGCCAGATTCACCGGTGTATCCGCTGATCACCTACCAGCAGGTCGGCGGCCGTGCCCAGTGGTTCCAAGATCAAACCCGACCCGACAAGGCGCACGCGCGCATCCAGGTCAACGTCTGGGCGGATTCGCGCGCGCAGGCCAACGCCCTGGCGCGTCAGGTCAGTGTGAGCATCGCCGCGAGCAGCTTTCCTGCCGAACCTTACGGTGCGTTCGAGTCGGACTACTCGGCCGAAATCAAGAAATACGGCACCCGACAGGACTTCGGGCTGTGGTACGCCGATCCGTAGCAGCACCGCAACACCCACCACCAACCCGCCCGCCTCTGGCGGGTTTTTTTATGCCCCAAGGAGGGCACACCTATGGCTGTATCACTTCCCAATGGCGCACTGATCTTCATTGCGAACGGCTACGCCGCCGCGTCCAACATCACTGCAGCATCCAACACCAGTCCCAGCGTGGCCACTGCGGCCAACACGCTGGCCGCCGGCGACTTCGTCGAGGTCACCAGCGGGTGGTCCCGGCTGACATCCAAGATCGTGCGCGTCGCATCTCCGACTTCCAGCCAATTTGCGATGGAAGGCATTGACGCGACCAATGCGGCGATCTACCCCGCCGGCAGCGGCGTCGGCACGTTCCGCAAAATCTCCGGCTGGACCCAAATTGCGCAGATCCTGAGCTCCGCTAGCGACGGCGGCGAACAGCAGTTCCTGACCTATCAGTTCCTCGAGTCGGACTCGGAAAATCGCTTGCCCACCGTGAAGTCCGCCTCGGGCCTGACCTTCGGCATCGCCGACGATCCGTCGCTTGCTGGCTATCAGGTGCTCTCTACGGCAAACGACGATCGCATCCCGCGCGCCGTTCGCATCCTGCTGCCGTCTGGCTCGGTGCTGCTGTACAACGCCTACGTGTCGCTCAACAAGACGCCTAGCCTGACCGTCAATCAGATCATGGCCGTACAGGCCACGCTGTCGCTGCTGGCCCAGCCGGTGAGGTACGCACTGTGAGCATCAAGCGCGGGCAGGCCCCGAAGAAGATCGCAGCACCCCTCAAGTTCGCCGGCGTGGCTGAGAAATTCCAGCTCGACGTTGTGTTCATCAACCGGAAACCGTCGGAAGTCGATGCCCTCATCGCCGAGGGCAAAAGCGTCTCCGAGGTGATCCTGTTCCTGCTCGATAGCTGGGACACGGACTACCCGCTGTCGGTGGAAGGTATCAACGAGCTGGAGGACGACCACATGGGCGTGTGCCAGGGAATCATCCAGGGCTACTACCGCGCCCGCCGGGTGGACCTGGAAAAAAACTGAGAGCGGCGGTCGGGGCCTTTTACTGGCGTCCCCCGGCCGCCGAGGAGTTGGCTCAATTCGGACTCACCGAGGACGATGTGGATCGTCCCTCGGTGGACCTGTGGCCAGAGGTCTGGGACGCGTGGTGCGTGTTCTGTGACTGCTGCACGCAGTGGCGCATGGGGGCTGCTGGGCCGATCGGCCTGGATTACCTGGTGGTGTATCGCGAACTCGACCGACGTGGCACGAACTCCGATGTCGACATGGACGCTGTCCGTGTCCTGGAGTCGGCCGCGCTGGACTATATCTTGAAGAGCAAACCCAAATGACCCAAGCAAACCTTGGTACTGCGCGGATCGACATCCTGATCGATACCGCGTCGATGAACGCCGGTATCAGCGAAGCCAAGAGCAGGGTGTCCTCGATGGGCGCCGAGTTCGAAGCGCGCTTCGAGAAGATGAGCCAGGCCGAAAAGCGCGCCACGCTGGAAGTGCTCAAGTTCAACGACTCGCTGGGCCGCACGCGCGAGGAAATGAAACTCCTGAATGCTGGTGCCCGCGGCGCGGCGCCGGAAGCGTTGGAGCAGCTGCGCGCATCGCTCCTAAAGCAGCGGCAGGAGATGGACGCCGGCGGTATCTCGGCCAAGGCCTACACGGCAGCGATGCGTGGCGTGCCGGCGCAGCTGACGGATATTGCCGTCAGCCTGCAGGGCGGCCAGCAGCCGCTCACGGTGCTGCTGCAACAAGGTGGACAGCTGAAGGACATGTTCGGCGGCGTCGTGCCGGCGGCGAAGGCGCTGGGTTCGTCGCTGCTGGGCCTAGTCAACCCGTACACGGTCACCGCTGCCGCAGCGGTGGCTTTGGCTGTGGCGTGGTCAAAGGGGCAGGACGAGGCAGAGGAATTTGCGCGCGTGCTGGCGGAAACGGGGAGCGTCGCAGGCGTTACGGCCGACCAGATGATTGCGATGTCCGAAGCGCTTGCCGGGAGCAATCTGACCCAGGGGAAGGCGGCAGAGGCCTTAACGGAAGTCGCGAAGAGCGGCAAGATCGCCTCTACCAGCTTCGTTGCCGTTGCTTCGGCTGCGGCCAACATGGAAGACGCAACCGGCCGCGCAATCGCCGAGACGGTCGCCGAGTTCACGAAGCTGGGCCAGGATCCAGTCACTGCCATCGCCAAACTCAACGAGCAGCACAACTTCCTCACGGAGGCCACGTACTCGCAAATTAAAGCCCTGCAAGAGCAAGGGCGTACGCAGGAGGCTGCCTCACTCGCAACCGACACGTACGCCAAGACGTTGAACGACCGGGCCAATGACGTGCGGGCGAGCCTTGGCAGTATCGAACGCTCGTGGATGGCTGTAAGCAAAGCGGCAAAATTTGCTTGGGATGCCATGCTTGATGTTGGTCGCGAGGAGTCCGGCCAGAAGAAAATCAATGACCTCTCGGCTTCGTTGGTCAAGATGCAAGAGCTGCTCGCCAGCATGCCGGCCGGCGACCGGCGGCGCGGTCTCGTGGAGAATCGGATTGCAGAAATCCGGGAGCAGATGGGCGCTCTACAGGACGCCTATATCAAGGAACAGAAAGCCGCCAATCAAAAGATGCTCGCCGCGCAGGCGAATCAAGCGGCGATCGATCAGGATCAGGAGCTGCTTCAGTACCGTTCCAACGAGCAAAAGCGCGTCGCTGCAATCAACGCCGAGCAGGGCAGGGCACGCGAGGCGATCTACGCTGCCGAAGCAACTGGGGACAAGGATCTGGCAGCCAAGATCGCGAAGAATCGCGATGAACTGATCAAGCAGATCAACGAAAAGTACACGAAGAAAGCCGGGGCCAGCACCGCCGGTGCCAGCCGCTCTGCATCACTGCAGGGCTTCACCGACGACCAGACCGAAGAGCGGGCGAGGATCTCGGCCGACACCAAGGTGCTGCAAGCCGAGTTCCAGGCTCGCCAGGTATCGGCAGAGGCCTACTACAGCCGCATGCGCGAGCTCGCCGAGCAGAACACCAGCACGGATGCGCGCACCATTACCAGCCAGATTGAGTACCTGCGCGCGCAGGCGGTCAGCGGCAAGGACGCCATCAACGTCAACAAGCAGATCGGCGAGCTGGAGGCCAAGCTGGCCAAGGTGCGCATCGACGGGGCCGCTGCGCAGCAGACATTGACCACCCAGGAAAAGGTGGCAATTGAATCTCGCAACGCTGGTGTTCGGTCCTATGCGTCAGCACTCGACGCCAGCACCGACGCACTGCAACAGCAGATGGACGCGATGGTTGCCAAGGTCGGCATCGGCGATCGTGAGTACGAGATCCAGGAAAGGGTCAACGATGTGTATCGGGAGCAGGCCAAGCGCCTGACCGAGCTATCGCTGCAGAAAACAGCAGACCCGGCCAATGCCAAGGCCTACGACGAAGAGATCGCCGC